CAGTGCGTTGAGAATCCATTTGAGAACCGTCAGTGGTGTGATGCTGACAAGCCTTTGCAATTTATGGCAGCAGCTATGGAATGGAAAGGATTCCTTGAGCAGGGTGATGCGTTTGTGTCTCACCTGCCTATCGCCCTTGATGGGTCAGCGAGTGGACTTCAACACCTGTCGATGGCTACTCAATGTGCCAGCACAGCACTGAACGTGAACCTGCTACCTGTCGATAAGCCTATGGACCTCTACCAGATTGTCGCTGACAAAGTGGTGGTGCAACTAAGGAAGGACAGCGAACAACCACATGAACATTGGGGTGCTCCAATCCTCAACAACATGGGTGTGAGGGTCCCAAATTATACTGAGCTTGCACTTGAGTGGCTGAAGCATGGCTTCGGGAGGGTCCATGCGAAACGTAGCTGCATGACATATTCGTATGGCTCCAAGCAGTACGGATTCAAGGAGCAAATACAGAGCGATGTGATGCATCCATTAATGCGTGACTGTAACAAGACAGGTAAGGATTTCCCGTTCAGTTATGACAACGGATACCGTGCATCTAGTTACATTGCAAGGTTGCTTTGGGATGCCGTTGTTGATTCAGTCAAACGTCCAGCCCATCTTATGGATTGGCTCACTGATGCTGCGAGTAAGGTGGCAAAGGAAAAGTTCCAGATGCCTGATGGTTCTCACCATGCCATGCCTGTACGTTGGACAACACCGCTTGGATTCCCTGTCGTTCAAAGTTACTACGACACCAACCCCAGACGTGTGAAGACTAGCATCAATGGCAACCTAGTCTACCTCACGCTAAAGGAATCGACTGACCAGATATGCACTCGCAAATCTGCACAGGCAATGGCCCCTAACTGGGTTCATGGCTGTGATGCTGCTCACCTTCAGCTAACAGTCTCAAGGGCCGCAGAATCTGAGCAGGGTATAAACAGCTTCAGTCTTATTCATGACTCATTCGCCACACATGCAGCGGACACTGATGAGTTCTGGCACATCATCAGAGAATCTATGGTTGAGATGTATCAGGCAGGTGACATTGTGCATGGACTCTACTTAGAGTTGAATGCCCAGATGAAACCGGAGAACCGTGAAGAGATTCCATTGCCGCCTAGTAAAGGCACACTGGACCTAGCTGCTACGGCATCATCACGTTATTCTTTTGCCTAATAGTTTCCGTACTGAAGTGGTGTCCTTACTGGGGTAGAGCAAAGGTTGCACTATCACGGTAAGAAAACCGTAACCAGCTAAACAGCTAATGCCCTCTCGTAAAACAGGGGGCTTTTTTATGGAGAAAGACCATGACATTTGAACAGACCCAAGCTTGCCTTCTAACAATGAATGGCCAGCCCTTACCACTTGACCTTATCGCTGCATTGATAAATCAAGGAATCATTATCAGTGAGTTCCTTAGAGCTTGCCGAAATTAAACCAGCGCACTAAGCGCACCTGACAACTAGGATAACTATGTCAAATAAAATACCACAAATCATCACACCTGAAGGCCGGACCGAATGGCTTAAGGCGTTCACCCCCGATTATAAGTTCAACGAAAATGGGGAGTTCGGATGCACCCTCAACATGGAGAACGCAGTTGCTCTACCTCTAATGGCTCAGCTTGATGAGTACATGGAGAAAGCTATTGCTGACGCTATGGAAGAGACAGGTAAGTCCAAGGATAAAATCAAAACCAACCCACCTTACACCATCGATGATGAGACAGGTGATGTGTCCTTCAAGTTCAAGCTCAAGGCCCTTGTCAATGGACGCAATGGTGACTTCACCCAGAAGCCGTTGGTCATCGATGCCCGTAAGCAGGTTATTACTGAAGAGGTTCCGACTTGGAATGGTAGCCGTGTTCGCATTGGCTTCCAACCTATCACCTACTACACAGGATTAGTTGGTGCTGGTGTATCACTACGCATGAAGACTGTCCAGCTTATTGAAGCATTGGATGGTGGTGGTGGAGCAGGGAATGCAGCGTCAGGCTTCGATGTTGAAGATGGCTTTGAGTTCACAGCTAGCCAGCCAATTGTATCTCCAACTTCAGCACCCTCATTAGAAGCGGAGTTCGATGACGTACCCTTCTAAAGACTATTTTGTTGGTCTGAAGTATGGGTTCCGTTCTGGACTTGAGAAGCGGGTTGCCGATGAGCTTACCAGCCAAGGCATCCTTTTCTCATATGAAGAACAGAAGATTGAATACACAAGACCCGCCCGTCAATCGAAGTACACACCTGACTTTGTAATCGGAACAATGATTATAGAAACAAAGGGAAGATTTCAGACTGACGATAGAGCCAAGCATCTGCTCATCAAGGACCAACACCCTCATCTGGACATAAGGTTTGTGTTCAGTAATCCCAAACAAAGAATCTCTAAAACTTCAAAGACTACATACGCAATGTGGTGTTTGAAACACGATTTCAAATTCGCCAAAGGGAGTATACCAATCGAATGGCTAAGCGAAAAACAACTGACTACATAATCATCCACTGTACGGCTACACGCCCTAGCATGGATATAGGATTTACACAGGTGGATGCATGGCATCGTCATCGTGGATTTCTGGGATGTGGTTACCAAATTATAATCAGGCGTGATGGAACAATGGAGGATGGGCGGCACATAGATGATGTAGGTGCACACGCCCGTGGCTACAACCACAACTCTATTGGCATCTCATTGGTCGGTGGTGTCACCGAAGATGATGTCAACATTTCTGAAAATAATTTTACACCAATACAGTTCGACACACTGTCGGACTTAATCACTACCTTGCAACTGTCCTACCCAAACACTGAAGTTCTAGGACACAGGGACCTCCCTGATGTGCAGAAACAGTGCCCATCCTTTGATGTTAAAGAGTGGCTCAGTTAGCAAAGGTTGCACCATCACGGTAAGCAAACCGTTAGGCCCTCTTCGGAGGGTCATCATTCTTATGAACTCAACTTTCGAGAGAAAAATTTATGACGCAATCTAAACAAGTTATGAAGCACCTTAACACTGGCCGTTCACTTACTTCTATTGAAGCGATAGGCCTGTATGGCATCACCCGTCTAGCTGCTGTAGTACACACGCTTGCTAAGCAAGGCACTGTCATTAACGTAAACATGAAGACTGGTGTACGTGGCTGCGCTTACGCTAGCTACTCACTCTAATGTCTAAGCGCGACCAAGATGATAGCCCTATGGTTGGACGTGAGAGTTGCCCTAGCTGCAACTCACGCGACAACCTAGTGCGTTATGCATCAGGCAGGGCTTACTGCTTCTCTCTCAACTGTAACCACATGGAGTGGCCTGATGAGGGTGGAGATATTAAAACTGTTAGTAGGAGTACACGCATGGCAAGTTCATTGATAGATGGTGAAGTCCGTTCACTTAGACAGCGAGGTATCTCTGAAGAGACAGCCCGCCACTTCGGTTACAAGGTTGGTAGCCACAATGGACAAGCCGTTCACATCTGCCCACTCCACAACACGGAAGGTAAGCTGGTCGCGCAGCAATTACGCACGGCTGATAAGAGCTTCCCTATCTTGGGAGACTTCAGTCAGATGCCTATGTTCGGCACTAACCTATTTGCATCAGGTAAGAAGCTAGTAATCTGTGAAGGCAGCATCGATGCAATGAGTATCTCGCAGATACAAGACAACAAGTGGCCTGTTATATCCGTACCAAATGGTGCGGCTGGTGCAGCTAAATCCATTGCTGCAAACATGAGTTACTTTAATGACTTCCAAGAAATTATCCTACTTATGGATGGAGATGCAGCAGGTGAGGCAGCAGCCAAAGCTTGCGCTCCACTGTTTGAGGCAGGCAAGTGCAAGATAGGGAACATCAATGGCTTTAAGGATGCCAACGAAGCCTTGCTAGCTGGTAAGCATCGTCTAGTTATGGATGCAATATGGAACGCTAAGACCTACAGGCCTGATGGTATCGTAAGTCTTAAAGACATCCGTGCAGAACTAGACAAGCCTGTGGAATGGGGCCTGCCTTGGTTCCTGAAGACACTCAACGATAAGACTTATGGCCGTAGGTACGGTGAAGTTTATTGTCTGGGTGCTGGAACTGGTGTAGGCAAGACTGATTTCCTAACACAACAAATCATCTACGATATGCAAGTGTTGAAGGAGAGGGTAGGTGTGTTCTTTCTAGAGCAGATGCCTACTGAGACAGCCATTCGTTTAGCAGGTAAACACGCTAGCAAATTGTTCCATATACCAGATGGTGATTGGACAGTTGAGCAGCGCAGTGAAGCTATTGATGCTTTAGAAGAGTCAGACATGATTCGCCTCTATGATTCCTTCGGGGTCTGTGAGTGGGATGTTGTCAAATCTAACATCGAGTATATGCACCACGCTGAAGGTATTCGTATCTTCTACATTGACCACTTAACAGCACTAGCCACAGGGCAGGGTGTTGATGAGCGCATAGAGTTGGAGCGTATCACTTCGGACATCGCTAAGATTTCCAAGAGACTAGGTATCATCATCACGATGGTGTCTCACCTCGCTACTCCTGATGGCAAACCTCACGAAGAGGGTGGCCGTGTATCAATCAGACACTTCAAAGGCAGTCGAGCTATCGGCTTCTGGTGTCACTATATGTTTGGCATGGAGCGTGACCAACAGGCTGAGAATATAAAGGACAGGCAGACTACTACCTTCCGTGTTCTCAAGGACCGCTACACAGGTCAAGCAACTGGCATGACTATTCCACTCAACTACAACCAAGCAACTGGACATCTCTACGAGCAGACTGTGTTTGACATAGTTCCTTGTGAGGATTTGATGGCTGCTTTCTAGGGAAAAATTATGAAGCTCATTGTCGATATTGAAACCAACGGATTGCTGGATGAACTAACGTGTATCCACTGTATCGTGGCTAAGGATGTTGACACAGGTGAGGTTCATTCCTTCCGTCCCAATGAGATAGCCAAGGGCATCAAGCTACTAGAATCTGCTGATGAGTTAATAGCTCACAACGGAATTAAGTTTGATGTACCTGCTATCAAGATGCTTTACCCATCATTCAAATCACCATCAGTGTTAGACACATTGGTGTGTGTGAGATTGATTTGGTCCAGCATTAAAGAGGACGATGCTGTCCGCTTAGAACACGAGCCAGGATTTCCAAGAAAGATGTTTGGGTCCCACTCTTTAAAGGCGTGGGGCTATCGCTTAGGCAACCTCAAAGGAGACTACGCTCAGCAAGAATCTGCATGGGATGTGTTCTCTGAAGAGATGCTAACCTACTGCCAACAGGACGTTGAAGTAACGGCTGACCTGTACGCAGAGATAATCAAACAAGACTACAGTGAACAGGCATTAAAGCTTGAGCATCAAGTGGCTTGGATTATGGCAAAGCAAGAGCGCAATGGATTTGTGTTTGATGAGAAGAAGGCTGCACTATTATATCGTGAGCTATCTGCCAAGAGGACAGACATCAGAGCAAAGCTAGATGGTTTGTTTAAGCCTTGGATTATTGCAGGTCCTCTCAAGACACCTGCTAGGACAGTCAACTATAAAGATATAACCCGTGCGTCTGTGGTGTCTGGTTGTGCTTACACACCCATCACAATCATGGAGTTCAACCCATCATCTCGCAATCAAATAGCAGACCGCTTAGTGAAAGTGCGTGGATGGAAACCTAAAGAGTTCACCAAGAGTGGGCAAGCTAAGGTTGATGAGACTACGCTGACGGGACTCCCCTTCCCTGAAGCTAAGGTCATGGCTGAATACTTCATGCTACAGAAGCGCATCGCTCAGTTGTCTGACGGAGCGCAAGGCTGGTTGAAGGTTGTGAAGGATGGAAAGATTCATGGCTCCATCAATCCCAATGGTGCTGTCACAGGACGGGCAACACACGCATACCCCAACATTGCACAAGTGCCTTCACTCTCTGCACCCTATGGTCAAGAGTGTCGTGAGTTATTCACTGTCCCTAAAGGATGGAAGCTCATGGGTGCAGATGCTTCTGGCCTAGAATTGAGATGCCTCGCGCATTTCATGGCTGCTTATGATGGTGGTAAGTATGTGAATGTTGTCCTTGATGGTGACATCCACACAACCAACCAACTAGCAGCAGGCCTGCCTGACAGACCATCAGCAAAACGATTCATCTACGCTTTTAATTATGGCGGAGGTGACCAACTGATTGGTGAACTGGTAGGCGGTGGTAGGAAGCAGGGCAAGGCTATCAAGGAAAGATTCTTAGCCAAGACACCTGCGCTTGCCAAGCTGCGTGACCAAGTGATGTCTAGCTCTGGTCGTGGTTATATTTATGGCTTGGACCGCAGGCGTGTCCATATCAGGAGTTCACACTCAGCATTGAATGCGTTGCTTCAAAGTGCAGGCGGCATTATTTGTAAGCAGTGGCTGGTCCAATTTGTTAAGTCAATGAGGTCAGCAGGTTTGCAGCATGGGTGGGATAAAGACTTTGCAATGTGTGCATGGGTCCACGATGAAATCCAAGTTGCGTGTAGGGCAGACGTTGCCCAACAGGTAGGTGAGATAGCTGTCGCTTCAATCAAAGAAGTCACCAGTATCTTCAAGTTCAAATGTCCACTAGATGGAGAATTTAATGTCGGAGATAACTGGGCAGACACTCACTAAGGTACTTAACAATGCCTACCAAAATCCCTTCACCACTCGCAGTAACTTTGCCAGAGAACACGCTGAGCTTGTCGCTGTCTGTGCGTGTGAGGGTTTAATATCAACACGTCATGTAGGTACTGACCAATTTGGAAGACGCTGGCACATAACTGTCATGGGTCTTATGCGTCTACGTGAATCAGGAGAGCATCCAGATGGCTGAAGAAATACCCATAGGTGAAGACCAACGTCCGAAGGACCGTGTGAAATTAGGCGTGTCCCCCTCTACTATTGTAGAAGAAATGGACTGTAGAAAAACCCAAGTAGTTAGCTCAGCTTACCTAGCTTTCATTATCGCTGACAGTCACAAGTATGAATGCATGATGACCTGTGGTCTTGAAGATTGGGAGAGGTATCCGATGGCCATTGCTATGTATGAGAATGAGAAGGTTGGTGCTGATATATGATTGAAACACTAATGCTTGTACTGGTGTGTCTCAGCTTTTCAGTGGTGTCTGTGGCTGTAGCATTTAGCTTTGCCATGAATGCATACCTCGATTGGCAAGAGCAGCACGTAGCTATCGAGCATGGCATCCGTGTCATTACTGAACGTAACTCTAGAGAAGGAGAACTCAATGACGACTCTATTAATTGATGGTGACATCTTAGCATTCCAAGCAGCAGCGGCCACCGAGATTGCTACTAAGTGGGATGATGATATGTGGACACTCCATGCCTCTGAAGCTGATGGCCAACGCCACATCAGAGATGCCTTAGTCTCCATTCAGAATGCCACTAAGTGTAAAGTGATGCGCGTGTTCCTGACAGGCAAGAAGAACTACCGCACTGAAATCTTAGGGACATACAAGGGCAACCGCAAGGACACCCGTAAGCCTATGACTCTAGGTGTTCTGAAGGGCTGGCTCATCGATGAGTATGATGCTGAGCTTACAGAACCTTATGAGGCAGATGACCTGATTGGTATCGCAGCCACTGATGATACAAACACAATCATTGTCTCTGAAGATAAAGACTTCTTGTGTGTGCCATGTCGCCTGTACAACCCACGTCATTCAGACAGGGGCGTGGTGACTGTGAGCTTAGATATGGCAGACCGCTATTTCTATTCACAAGTTCTGACAGGTGATGCTTCTGACAACTACAAGGGATGTCCCCAAGTTGGACCAGTTAAAGCTGACAAGATTCTTGATGCTGCTGCGGCTGACTACTGGCCTGCTGTTGTGGCTGCCTTTGAGAAGGCTGGGCTAGGTGTCGATGATGCCTTAGTTCAAGCACGGTGTGCGCGCATCCTAAGAGTTGAAGACCTAATCCCTTACCAAGAGGAACCACCCTTATGGACCCCACCATAAACGAAGGCACTCTCCGCCAAGAGGGGGGTGACCACTACGTTCATCCCATCCAACCTATCGAATACATTATGAAGAATGAACTAGACTTTTGTGCAGGCAACATCGTGAAGTATGCGACACGCGCTCCACACAAGGGGCAGTTTGAATCTGATGTTAAAAAGATAATCCATTACGCAGAGCTTTGGCTTGAACTCCAGCACCTGAAGTACGACTGAGAAATAATTATGATTATAAAATTTTACACTGAAGGGTGTGCGCCATGCAAAGCTGTGACCCAAGTTATGAATAGCATGGACATTCCCTACCATGAAATTAACATTGGTCAGAACATTGGCGAGGCTATCAAGTACAAGGTTATGAGTGTCCCCACCTTATTGAATGCTAAGACAGGTGAAAGGCTGGTAGGTTTTAAAAGCATCAGTCACACAACGGAGTGGCTCAATGACAATCAAGATTGATTACTCCCGTAACAGTTTACTGTCAGAGCAGGCATCCACACTTCTCAAAGACTACTACTGTCGTGATGGGGAAGACCCACAAGATGCCTATGCAAGAGCAGCTACTGCCTACTGTCGTAATGACTACGACTTAGCACAGCGCATCTATGACTACGCCAGCAAAGGCTGGTTCATGTTTAGCTCACCTCTATTATCTAATGCCCCCGCGCAAGGAGAGAAAGTCCGTGGACTTCCTATCAGTTGTTTCCTTAGTTACGTGCCTGATAGCTTGGATGGTCTTATCGGACATACGACCGAGCTTAGATGGCTTTCCGTTAAAGGTGGCGGAGTCGGTGGTCATTGGTCTGACATCCGTAGCGTTAGTGATGTTGCTCCTTCTCCGATTCCTTTCTTAAAGACTGTCGATAGTGACATGACTGCATACAGGCAGGGCAAAACTCGCAAGGGTTCTTATGCTGCCTACATGGACATTAGTCACCCTGACATCATTGAGTTCATTAACATACGTGTACCTACGGGTGGTGACCCCAACCGCAAGGCGTTCAACATTCACAACGCAGTCAACATCCCTGATTCATTCATGGATGCTGTAAACGATAATGAACAGTGGCAACTATTAGACCCTAATGACAAAACAGTTAGGGACACAATGCCTGCCCGTGAGTTATGGGAACGCCTAATCGAAACTCGCTTCCGCACTGGTGAGCCATACCTGAACTTCATTGATGAAGCTAACCGCCACCTACCACCAGCGATGAAAGAGAAAGGACTGACAATTCATGGTTCAAACCTGTGCAATGAGATTCACCTTCCAACCTCTGAAGACCGGACAGCGGTGTGTTGTTTGTCCAGTGTTAACTTAGAACACTATCAGCATTGGAAAGACACCACGATGGTGGCTGACTTAATTGAGATGTTGGATAACGTCATTAGCTTCTTCTGTTTCCATGCACCTAAAGAACTCCGCAAGGCTGTCTTCAGTGCTACACAGGAGAGAAGCTTAGGTCTAGGTGCAATGGGTTTTCATAGTGCATTACAACGTGCCGGAATCCCGTGGGAATCTGTCATGGCTACTTCATATAACACTGAGATGTTCACCCACATCAAGGCTCAAGCTAGAGCAGCATCTGTCTACCTAGCAGAAGAACGTGGGGCTTGCCCAGATGTTGAGGGTGTCCGTAACTCTCACCTGTTGGCTGTAGCACCTAATGCAAACTCATCAATCATTGCTGGTTGTTCAGCGTCCATTGAACCACTTAAATCTAATGCGTTCACACACCGTACTAGAGTAGGGGCCCACCTTGTTCGTAACCCTTATCTAGATAAAGTTATCAGGGAAGAGGCCGAGCTATGGCAGCACAATCCTGATGCGTGGATGGAGGAACAGTGGACATCAATCATCCTCAATGAAGGTAGCGTACAGCACCTTGAATGGATGGACGAATGGCACAAGGAAATCTACAAGACCGCTTTCGAGCTGGACCAAAGGTGGGTAGTAGACCATGCAGCAGAGCGTCAACCATACATCTGCCAAGGTCAATCCGTGAACCTATTCTTCCCTTCTGGGACGGATAAAGCTTACGTTAATGAAGTCCACCTTCGGGCTTTCAACAAGAAACTTAAAGGACTCTATTACTTGCGAACCTCTGCAAGTGCTAAGGCTGACACTGTTAGCTTCAAGCCCACCCGCGTAGCTCTCAAAGACTATGCAGATGATGACGAGTGCCTTTCCTGTCAAGGATAACAGAATGAAATTTAACCACGAAAGCTTCTTGGTGTTTGATGCCGAGCATCCTGAGATTTATGAAGGGTTTAGAAGGTATGCATTGAAAGCATTAGCAGTCCGTAATAGATGGAGTGCAAGGGCTATATTCCACGCTTTAAGATGGGAAACATTATTGGACTCTGGAGGGGATTATAAAATTCCTAATGGGTGGAGTCCTCATTACGCTAAAAAGTTTATGGATGAGTCTCCAGAGCATGAAGGATTCTTTCAACTTAGGAATGCTGCATGAGTCTATTAACCCCGTCACTCGCATACAAACCCTTCTCCTATTCCAGCTTTGTTAACCAAGCAATTGAGCATGACAAGCTACACTGGGGTGAATGGGAATGTGACTTACAAGAAGATGTTGCTCAGTGGAAGTCTGGAAAGATTTCTGCACCTGAGAAAAACTTCATCACCCAAATCCTCCGTCTATTCACACAGTCAGATGTGATAGTCGGGGGTAGCTATGTGGATGTGTTCCTTCCTCGCATTAAGAATAATGAGGCAAGGATGATGATGTTGTCATTCGCCCAGCGAGAGACAATCCACATGCGCTCTTATGCTTTGCTCAATGACACCCTTGGATTCCCAGAGTCTGAGTACACAGCGTTCCTTGAGTACGATGCTATGGCTGAGAAAATTGAATTCATGCAAACCTTTGACCCTGACACTAAGCAAGGGCTGGCTAAAGCTCTAGCCCAAACTGTTTGTAATGAGGGCATGAGTTTGTTCTCTGCATTCGTGATGCTCTTAAACTTCCAACGAACCGGAAAGCTCAAAGGCATGTGCGAGATAGTTGAGTGGTCAATCCGTGATGAAACTATTCACGTTGCTGGAATGACTGAACTATTCCGTACCTATATTAATGAAAACCCAGAGGTCGTAACAGATGAATTCAAGCTCTCTATATACGAGATGTACCGCACTGCTGTTGCGCTTGAAGATAAGGTTATTGATTTGGCGTTTGAGTTGGGAGGTGTGGAAGGTATCACGCCAAGTGAAGTCAAAGATTACATCCGGTTTATAGCGGATAGGAGACTCGTGAATCTCGGATTGAAACCCAACTGGGATATAAAAGAGAACCCACTACCTTGGCTAGATTGGGTATTAAATGGTGACAGCTTCAAGAACTTCTTTGAAGGTCGCGTAACGGACTACTCAGCAGACGGTATGTCTGGTGACTCATGGGGATGGTAAACATGTCTCGACAAATACGTAAGCAAAAACCTAGTCGTGTGATTAAAGGAAAGTTTGAAGAAGAGCGTTCTCCTCGCAAAGCACTCCAGCCGAAGAATAAAATGCAAGCAAGGTACATTGAAGCTATTAACAACTTCACTCAGACCATAAGCTTGGGCTGTGCTGGAACAGGTAAGACTTACATAGCCAGCACAATGGCAGCGCATCTTTATATGCAGGGAACCATCAATAAGATAATTCTCACTCGACCAAATGTCCCTTCGTCAAGAAGTTTAGGAAGTTTTCCTGGCACTATAGAAGAGAAGATGGCTCCTTGGACTACGCCTGTGGTAGAAGTGCTTAAGAACTGCATGGGTGGGGCGTATGAGAACGCTATCAGGCGTGGTGCAATTGTTGTTGCTCCGTTTGAAACCATGCGTGGGTCATCCTTTAGTGATGCATTTGTAATCATGGATGAAGCCCAGAACACAACACCAGAAGAGATGAAGATGTTCACCACCAGAATTGGTGAGAACTGTCGCATCGTAATCAATGGTGACATAAAACAATCTGACATCCGTAGCACTAGCGGCCTGTCCACAATCATTGACCTCGCACAACGCTTTAACCTTCCTGTACCTATTATTGAATTTGGTATTGAGGATGTTGTTCGTAGTGCTGAATGTAAGATGTGGATTAAGGCATTCGATAAAAGTCAATCAAATCAATCAAAGGTTGCCCCATAAGGGTTATAAACTATGAGTACCCCTGATTTCCCCTTTATTCCTTTAGAACTCGTTGAGCATCTAGAGAAAATAATTACCGATTGCGTTCCACGTCTTGAAGATAGTGAACGTGAAATATTCCACCATGTTGGTGCTGTCCATGTTGTCCGTTTATTAAGGATGCAATATGAAGCCCAGAATGAAACTGAACAAATGGAGCATTAATATATGTGTTTTGGTTCTAGCCCTAAGCCAACCCCAGCACCCCCACCACCCGCTGACCTAGCACCTGCTGCACCTCGCATTGGTGCTGCTGGAAATGTAGACAACAAGCGAACACAAACCAAGGCCGCAAAGAAAGGCACTAGCTCACTACGGATTGCCCGTAATGTTGGTGGTACTTACAATGCTGGTACTAACATCCCTAAAAAAGGGTAGGACACTATGACCTCTATTCACCAGCGATATGAAAAGTTGGAGACAGAGCGTACACCCTTCCTTACGAGAGCGAGAGAATGCAGTAAGCTAACTCTACCGACTCTAGTTCCTGATGCGGGACACAGTTCTAGCAGTACATTTGATACGCCTTTTCAAGGCATTGGTGCGCGTGGTGTAAATAACCTCGCATCTAAATTACTACTAGCATTGGTCCCACCTAACTCACCATTCTTCCGCCTCACAGTGGATGATTTTAAGTTACAGGAACTCACCCAACAAGAGGGTGCTAGGGCAGAGGTGGAAGAAGCACTGTCATCAATTGAACGTGCAGTGATGTCGGAGATTGAATCAAGCTCTGTACGCATTGCAACCTTTGAAGCTTTAAAACATCTGTTAGTGGCTGGTAACGTATTGCTATATCTACCTGAGCAAGGTGGTATGCGTGTGTTCCACATGGACAGGTATGTCATCAAACGTGACCCTATGGGTAATGCGTTAGAGATGATTACTAAAGAAGACATCTCACCAGAAACACTCACGCCTGAATTGCAGATGCTGTGTGACATGGACCCTGACAAAGATGATGGTTATGGCCATGAATCAGTACAGCTTTACACCCGTGTCATCCGTGATGGAAAGAATTGGAAAGTGAGCCAAGAGCTTAAAGGGAAAGAAGTGCCAAATTCTGAAGGCACATACCCCTTAGAAAAGACCCCTTGGATTCCTTTACGACTCTCTCGCATTGACGGGGAATCTTGGGGACGCGGTTATGTTGAAGAATATCTAGGTGACTTGAAGTCACTTGAGACTTTGACACAAGCAATTGTTGAAGGCTCTGCAGCCTCAGCTAAAGTCTTATTCCTAGTCCGACCAAATGGCACAACCCGTGCGCGTGTATTAGCTGAAGCACCTAATGGAGCAATCCGTGAGGGTGATGCTGCTGATGTAAGTACGCTACAAGTTCAGAAGCAAGGCGACTTCCAAATTGCATTCCAAACTGCACAGGAAATCAAAGAGCGTTTAGCTTACGCCTTCTTAATGAACTCATCAGTACAGCGCAATGCTGAACGTGTGACCGCTGAAGAAATTCGTTACATGGCAGGTGAATTAGAAGATGCCCTTGGTGGTATCTACTCAATCCTGTCTCAGGAATTCCAGCTTCCTTTAGTGAACCGATTACTTTTACAGATGCAGAAGCAACGCAAAGTGCCTGCTCTTCCCAAAGGTATCGTCCAACCAACAATAACCACTGGCCTTGAAGCACTAGGCCGTGGGCATGACTTAAATAAACTAGCAGCCATGTTGGAGCAACTCAGTCAGTTAGGCCCAGAGACACTTATGAAGCACATGAATATTGGAGACTATATCTCCCGTGTGGGAACTTCATTAGGTATTGATATGAAGGGTTTGATTAAGACAGAAGAAGAGATGAACCAAGAAATGCAGCAAGCTCAGATGCAACAAACAGGGCAGCAATTAGCTCCCCAAGCATTTGATGCTGTTAAAGAACAAATGATGGCTCAACAACAACCCCAAGGAAATGAAGAACAATAATGGTAGAAACAGTAACAATTAAGCAAGAACCACAACCTGATTCACAAGAGCATATTGATGCAATGGTGGCTAAGGCGGAAGGCGCAACAACTGAACCTGTACAGGAGAACCTTGAAACCCCAGCGGATGATAGGCCTGAGTGGTTACCTGAAAAGTTCAAAACACCTGAAGACTTAGCTAAGTCCTATGCAGCATTGGAAAAGAAGATGTCCAGCGGAGAGAGTGCAGATACCCCTGCAACCCCTGAGACAGAGATTCCAACCGATTCTGCAGAAGAAGCAGTTGAGAACGCAGGTTTAGACTTTGATTCACTCCAGACGGAGTACCAAGCAAATCAGGGTCTAACTGATGACACCTATGATTCACTGGCTAAGTCAGGAATTCCCCGTGAAGTCGTGGACTCATACATCGCTGGCCAAGAGCAACTAGCCACATCATTACGAGCAACTATGTTCGATAGTGTTGGTGGTGAAGAAGCTTACGGAACCATGATGGGATGGGCAAGTACGAACCTAACGGCTGGTGAAGTAGATTCATACAACAAGACCATGAACAGTGGAGACACTGACCAGATTCAGATGACTGTACATGGTTTGAAAGCACGTTATCAAGCGGCCAACGGTAGTGACCCTAAGTTAATTAGTGGCGACACTACTGCTGCAAATGCAGGTGGCCGATTTGAAAGTGTAGCTCAGTTGACGGAAGCAATGAGGGACCCTCGTTATGCGAAGGACTCAGCATTCCGCAATAGCGTACAGAACAGGCTTTCAAATTCATCAATTCTGTAACACAACAAAGCCCCCTCAACTAACAGGGGGGCAACCTATTCCAAAAGCCCAAAGCTATTAATGACAAAGAAACTGCGCCCTTGAGGGGGACAACGCTGTGGGAGGTTATTGAGTGCTGAAGCCTCAAGGAACAAAACAACTTGAAACTTCAATCCTCTTTATTAGGAAATATTTAAATGAGTAACGCAACTGTATCAAATTTAGGACAAGTCAATGGCTCAGGCTCAACGAGCGCACTGTTCCTAAAATTATTCGCTGGTGAAGTCATCACTCAGTTCGAAGAAAAGAACATTATGATGGGTTTACACCAGACCCGTACTATCACTAACGGCAAGTCAGCTTCTTTCCCTGTCATGGGCACTGCATCTGCAGCTTACCATGTGGTTGGTGCTGAGATTCTTGGTGGTGAAGTTAAACACGCTGAGAAAATCATCACTGTCGATGAACTCCTTGTAGCACCTGCCTTCATAAGCAATATTGAGGAGGCGAAAAATCACTACGATGTTCGCGCCACATATACTTCTGAGTTAGGTAATGCATTGGCCAACACCTTTGATAAGAATGCTCTACGCATGGTAGTACAAGCTGCCCGTGGTGCTGAGACTATCACAAGTTCTGGCAAAGCTGGCCTACAGATTTCTAAGGCTAACTATAGCACTGCAGCATTAATCATCACCGCTTTGTTTGAAGCTGCTGAAGCGATGGATGCTAAAGACATTCCATCTGATGGCCGTGTTGCTGTTGTATCTCCAGCCATGTACTACAAGCTAGCACAAGACACTACAATAATGAACAAAGATTGGGGTGGTGCTGGTGTCTATGCTGATGCCAAGGTAATCCGTGTAGCAGGTATTGCGATTGTAATGTCTAACCACATTCCAACTGGAAACCAATCTGCTGTTACAGGTGAGAACAACACTTACCACGGTGACTTCTCTAAGACTAAGGCTGTGGTATTCCACTCTTCTGCTATTGGTACTGTTAAGTTGATGGACCTTGCACTTGAGTCTGAGTATGACATTCGCCGTCAAGGCACTTTGTTCGTTGCTAAGTATGCAATGGGCAGCGGTATTCTACGTCCAGAATCTGCAATTGAAATTAAGATTAACTAGGAACTGCCTTTAGGTAGTCACAAAGGGAACTTCGGTTCCCTTTTTTTTACTTTTTAAAGGACACGGTATGTCATTAAATCTCACGACTGAACTAGAAGCAGTCAACACCATGTTGAATACGATTGGTGAAGCACCTGTAAATACATTGGTCAATATGACTTCTGTGGATGCACTCACTGCTGTCTCTATTTTGAGAGATGTAAGCCGTGAAGTACAAACACAAGGGTGGCTTTTCAATACTGAACATGATTACCCATTGGTCCCTGACCTAAACAATAACTTATCATTACCTGTTAACACGTTGTCAGTGGACACGTCTTCAACACACCATGATATTGACTTAGTACAACGAGGCTTACGTGCATATGACCGTAAAGCTCACACCTACACTTTCACAAAAACACTGAAATGTAGCCTCATTCTATTGCTAGCCTTTAATGAAACAACAGAGGCAGCACGTCATTACATTGCTCTACGAGCAGCGCGTGTATTCCAAGACAGAGTATTAGGCTCTGAAACTTTACATTCAATGCATCGTGAAGATGAATATCAAGCACTCACGACACTCCGTCTTATGGAATCTGAGAACTCTGACTTCAATATACTGACAGGCAACACTGACGTTTCCCGAATATTAACGAGGTAATCTATGGCACTTGTAAGCAGTTCAATACCGAACCTCGCTAATGGAGTTTCCCAACAATCTGCAAGCCTCCGCCTTAACTCTCAAGGAGAGGAACAGGTCAATGCTTTCAGTTCAATTATAAGTGGTTTACGCAAAAGACCACCAACAGAATACTTGGCAACTTTACTGACCAATGCTGTAGCAAATGGTAACTACTTCATACACATTATCAACCGAGATATTACAGAGCGTTATATTGTAATTGCTAATAATACAAGTTTGAGAGTGTTTGATTTTGCTGGTGCAGAGAAGACAGTTGCTACACCAGCAGGATATGGTTATCTAGCCACTGGAAACGCGATGAGCGATTTCAAGGCTGTAACAGTTGCTGACTACACCTTTATACTGAACAAATCTGTGGCCACTGCGGTCATTGCCAGCACATCAACACCTGCTTGGCCTGAAGCTATAGTCCACTGTAAGCAGGGCAACTACGCTACTGACTACAAGATATATCTGGACGATGTTCAAAGAGCTTCATACACAACTGCAGACGATGTTAAATCTCAGTTAAAGACCAACAACATTGCCAACCAACTGGCTACTCAATTAGTGGCTAACTTAGGTTCTGTCTACACGATTACATGGGATGGCTCTGCTATCCGAATCCAACGCACAGATGGTAATGACTTTACTCTACGGACTGAAGACTCCTTCGGTAACCAAGCCTTGATAGGCGCAAAGGGTTCCATCCAGACCTTCTCTGATTTACCAAGACGTGCCTTCAATGGCATGAAGATGAAGATAAATGGAGAGCAGAATTCTGAGGCTGATAACTACTACGTTGAATATGTAGCAGGTGATGATGCTCAAGGTTATTGGAAGGAAACTGTAGCAGAAGGTAAAGACACGACCCTAGACAATTCTAAGCTGCCTTGGAAGTTAGTGAGCAATGCTAATGGCACGTTCACCTTCACAAATAATGCTTGGGATGGGCGCGCTGTAGGTGATGATGTATCTTCACCAGACCCTTCCTTTGTCGGTAAGAAAATCAATGATGTGTTCTTCCACCGAAATCGCTTAGGTGTGATTTCAGATGAGAACGTAATCCTCAGTCGCTCTGGTGCTTACTTTAAGTTCTACGCTGAGACAGTGACTACTATATTAGACACTGACCCAATTGATGTATCTGTTAGTCACACCAAAGTATCCATACTTCGCCATGCGATTCCGTTTAACGAGACACTCCTGCTATTCTCTGACCAGACCCAGTTCATGTTGAATGCTGGCGACTCATTGACTCCAGCGACTGTGTCCATAAATCAGACGACTGAATATGAATCAAGTTTACAAGCAAGTCCCGTTGGTGCTGGTGAGTATGTTTACTTCGCCACTAATCGTGAAGGTTTCGCAGGTGTTCGTGAGTTCTTCGTGCAAGCAGATACTTCGTCTAATGTTGCTATTGATGCGACCCTCAATGTCTCTCGTTATATAAAAGGGAAGGCTACAGCCCTAGTCTCAAACACTAACGAAGACATGATATTTGTGTTGACTGATGGTGCACACACTTCACCAACTTGTTATGTCTATAAATATCTTAGACGTGATGGTCAGGCACTTCAGATGTCTTGGTCTAAATGGGAATTCCCCAGTGCTGACCGTATCTTAAACCTGTCAGTTATTGAGTCCACAGCCTATTGGCTTATACAACGTGGAACTTCAATAATGCTTGAGAAGATGCAACTACAGGAATCTCCTAAAGTGACATCCACAGGAAAGATGGTGTACTTGGATTCACTTCAAGCGAGTTCTACTAAAGCAACTGGTCAGAGTCTTGTGACTGTAGACGGTACAAATTATGTGGGTTACCCCTACACAATGGCGTACACATTCTCAACTCAATACAAACGCACACAAGGTCTTGGTGGAAGTCAGTTGACTGATACTTCAGGACGATTGCAGATGCGTAAGTTCTCTGTTCTTTATGAGGACACTGGTCACTTTAATGTTGAAACAATCTCACAAGGTGTGTCACATACCTATTCCTTTTCAGGTCCTCCAATAGGACTTCAAACACTTGGACAAGTGAACGAAGTGTCCGGTGGGTTTACGTTCCCACTTCAATGTAAAAATGACCGACTGACAGTGAAGGTTACCAACAACACTCACTACCCTTCAGCCTTCCAATCAGCAGAGTGGACAGGCTACTACACTACGAAATCTAGGAGAATCTAAATGGTAGCTCGCGTTAGGCCAGCAAAATTAAATGATTGTAATACGCTAGGCCCGCGCTTGCGTCAGGCAGATAAGAATGAGCTAAAACTCTCCTGTGGATATGGGCCAGTAACGGCCCTGACATTATCCTTTAACGCCTCTGATACAGCCTATGTTGCTGTTGATGAGGATGATGTTCCATTTGCAATGTTCGGTGTAGTAATGGCAAGCCAGGATTTTCTAGGAGTCCCTTGGATGTTAGGCAGCGCAGGCATCTACCAGTACGCTGGTCAGTTCAGGCGTGAATGCAAAAAGTGGCTTACAACAATTGAAACAGATTACCAAGTCCTAGTGAATTATGTACACGCTGATAACCACAGAGCCATTAGATGGCTTCAATGGCTTGGCTTCCAAATGATTTATCTGAACCCTAACTATGGGGTAGGTAAAGCTCCATTCTATGAATTCGCAAAGGTGAATCAAAATGTGTGACCCAGTTCAAATCGGTATGTCTCTGATGAAGTTTGCTGAAAAGCAAGCAGCGGCAGATGCACAAAACAAAGCAGCAAGAGAAGACTACTTTCAGAAAGTAAACCAAACCCAACAGGCCTCGCTACAGACACACGCTCAAATGTCTGACCAGCTATTCCAAGACAGTATATTAGCTGTAGAAAATCAAGCGGCTGTTTATGCAAACACAGAAGGCATGGGTGGTTCGTTAGTTGGTAGATTAGTCCGTAACCAGAGAGCCACTGAAGCTCGTAACAAGGACAACATTAATAAGAACTATGAAATGGATGTTCAGCAGAAGCAATACGAGATGCAAGGTTACCAAGTTCAATCGACAGGGCGTATGAAGAAAGGCCCAAGTCTGATACCAGTTGGTTTAGAGATGTATGACATCTACAACAAAGACCAGCTAGCCAATGGGGACATAGCATAATGGCACAACGTCAACTACAAGTAACTGCTCTTAAGCCAGCAGCTAGGGCAATGGACACTTATGTTCGTCCTGAGTTTGAAAGCAACGCAGCAGCTATAGGCAAGCTGATGCAGTCTATAGATAAAACTGACAATGACCGCGCTATAAAGAATGCGGAGATTAATGCAGTAACTGAAGCATTAGGACAGGGCCCCGAAGACCTTCATAGCAGAGTAGGGTTTGCAAGCACACGTCCTGATGCAGTCGCTTACAGGTTTGAGCATAGGGGAATGCGCTATGCCACTGACTCACTACCACAACTTGAATCTGAATTTCAGGAATTTCTTCTAGGGGCAAATGACCTTGGCACTGATATAGAACCTTTCCTTAATGAGAAGTTTGGTGAAGTGCTGTCTAAAATGCAGGGTGGCGGTGGTAGCCAGTTCTTAATTGCTGGAGCAGGTAACATCCTTAAAGCAGCTAAAATTGATTTTCAAAAAAGGCACATGGAGTTCATTGATAAAAGAGCCATTGGCGAGACTATGGATAATCTATCCATGCGTGTTGATGGCATTGTTCACCAGAAGGCAGTCAACTCCCGTGAAGATGGGCTTGGTGGTACGTTGCCCCCACAAGCGTTTAAAGAGCGCATTAAATCTATGGATTTCTTAGCTGTTGAAATGTCACAAACAACCCACCTTACAAAAGGTCAGGCTAATAAAGCTGTGTTTGATTCATTACTGTCAATGGCTAAAGGTAACGACCCTGCGAATGCTGAAAGGTATCTTCACATGGCGAAGCTAGTCAGGTATGCAAAAGGTAAGAATGGTGAGTTAAGGCCTGAAGCGTTTGAAGCAATAATGATTGCAGAGGATGCTGCGGCAAGAAAGATTAACAGTAGGGATATTGCAGAGGCTGCTGCCTCAAAAGCGAGGGTGCTAAAGGAAAAGATAGAAGCACACGCTAGCTTTGTTGAAACTATTTCTAACTCTGATGTTCCGGTAACTGAACTACCTGCAGATATAATTAACTACTTAACTCAAGCTGGAATATCTCCTGAAAAACAGACCGCAACGATGGACGCTGTGAACAAAATGAGAGCAGGCGGTCAAGAAAGTTCAACACAAGAAAAGAACTTCATTAACTATTCTACATTGCTTATGGCAAATAGACAGAACCCAAACATGGGTGCTTCGTATGCTGAATTAGTTCAAATGGTTTCCAACCAAGCAATACATCCATCACGTCTAAAAGAAGCACAGGCAATGCTCAAAGCAATAGAGCAAGCTTCTCCACTAATTAGCAACACACTTAACACTAAGCCTCGTGATTTATGGGTTGCTGGCATTGTTAAGATGGAAGATGACTATGACATGGTTGGTCTTGCTAAAAAAGAACAGCTTGTCAATGAGTGGAATTCTGAGATGAATAATCTTATTGCACAGCATTACGATACTGAAAGTAATATGGCTCCCACCACATCTCAACTTCAATCAATGGCAGAACATGTGAAAGGTGTAATGTCTAATAATTATGCTGATGAAATTTCTAAAAGAGATGAAGACGAGCAGGGCTATAGAGACTACAGGGTTGGCATAGACGATGCAGTTAAAGCTTCTAAGGCAGCATCAGAGGGAGATGGGAAAATTAATTTGTTGGGAATAAACAGCATAGGAACATCTGGTTTATCTAGCCTATCTGGAAATCTATCTGCTGAAGCAATTTCGGAGCATATTAAACCTGAGTTAAGAATGAGAGTTCTTTTCAATCCAGCCCGTGAATTTACTATTGAAGACGCTAAATCATTACAAGAAGAATCTCTAGTAGGACTTGCTGAGTGGCAGATATTTGAAAAGATTTATGGCGAAGGTTCATTTGCTGTTTACTACCAAGCCAATAAACCCAAAATAACTATGGCCCATTATAGGGATAGCATCAGGAGTAACTAATGGTTACAGCAACTAAGTACGACCCTGACTATGTATCGCCATATTCAGGTATCGAAGAAGAAGAAGTAGGAGATGTTCCTAAATCACCAAGCACCTATGTTTCACCTTACTTTGGTGGCAGGGAGAAAGGTCCTGTATACAACGAGGAAACCTTTCACGCTGATTCTCAGTCGATAGCTGATTCTAGGATGTTAGCTAGTAAGTTTATTAAAGCACCACAGCGTCAGTCTGAAACTCAAGGTCAGCACATTGCTGCAGAGATGGCACAAGGAATGCCTGCTCGTAGTCTAGAGAGCATCAGGTCAACGCTGAGTGCTGAGAAAGATTCTGAAGCCGCTTACCAAGCACAGCATATCCAATCATTAAGCGATGGCGATTTCACACGCGAAAGTTTAGATTGGTTAGGTACTACACGCTGGAACATGGTTAAGACAGGTGAGCTAGCGTTTAGTGTTGGTGGTTGGTCTGATGAAGAACAGCAGGCCCTTGTACGCCTTATGGCTAACTATGAGGAACTACCTACTTCATGGAAGACTACTGGTCGTGCTGCTGCAGGTTTAGCTAGTGACCCTACAACTTATATAGGATTGAGCTTTGTTCTTAACGCACTATCTAAGATTGTTTTAAAGCCAATAGCAGGCGCATTAGTCCGTTCTCTGATGAAAACCACAGCAGGCGCAGGCACAGTTGGTGCTGTTGAAGTTGGTGGTTACATGGGTGTTGATAACCTTCTTAACCAAAAGATTGATGTTGAGACAGGCCAAAGAGATGATTATAACTATCTTGAAACAGCAGCCTATACAGCAGCAGGCGCAGCAGGTGGTTATCTAATTATTGGAGGATTAACAGCACTCACTCTTCGCGGAGCATCTAAAGGTTTATCCAAGAATGCTAATGAAGCTGTCGATGAAGTTGTTGAAGAGGCAACCCCTGTAACTGATGAGGTTGTTGAACTCAGTGATGAATCTATTGATGAGGTTGTTGAGGCTGCGCCAAAACAGGTTGATGAAACCATTGACTTAGTTGATGACTTAGAAACTGTGTCTGATGATGACTACATGGCTGAGATGCTTAATGAACTTGGTGATGACATCCCTGAAGATGACTTGGCATTTCTATCTCGTAACATTGAAGACGACTATGCTCAAGAACTAGCATCTGCTTCTGCCAAAGGCGCAGATGATTCAAGTGAATATGTTGTTGAAGAGTTAAAGCCAACTACAGTTATGCCCAAAGGATTAGCAGGTGCAAAGCCTCGCTATAATTATGGACAAGATTCTTACAATGTTAAGTTTGAAAGTGACGTTGATAAAGCACTCTATATTGTAGCTGGTAAAGGTAAGTCTAAATCACATGAAGAGTACATGCGTTTCTTGCGTGGTGTGTTCCCTGATAAATCTGTTGAAGAAATCAAAGAGATGGGGACAACAGTAAAGGCTAAAATCAAAGACTCTGCTAAAAACAAAGACGTTGATTTAGATGGTGACCTATCAGTAAATGCTACTTATGAACCAACAAAGAAACCTCGGCGGCCTAAAGGTGAAAGCAAAGCATTAGACGAGAAGCCTAAGATATACGATGAAGCTAAACCTGCGAAGATGCCATACAACATTAACCGCATGAGAACGGCACAGGATACTAAGAACTTAGTTCTAGAACGTGCTGAACAGCATCGTAAGCTGAATCCTCTTGAAGCTAAGACTATGGCTGAAGTCATTGAAGAAGGACGTGCTGCTGCTAAAGATATGGCTGAAAAGACAGGTGCTAACTTTGATGAAGTTATGAAGCTTGTTAAAGGTGATGTCGTAGAAATGGCAGCAATCGTTAACCGCATCAAAGCCACCCGTGATTTGCACGTTTGGACTTATGATAAGCTTAAAGAACTTGCTTACAAGCATAAGGATGATGGTGGTCTTAGTGCGCTTGAAAAGGCTGAGTTAGTCAAAGTAGTTCAAATGATTAACCAACTTGTTCCTGTAACCATTGACCAATCTGTTGGAGCTTCAAGAGTTCTTGGTTCAAGAAGAGCTATGGCTATATCAGATGATAGTTTGATTCGTGGTCACATGGACGTAGACGCAGATGTTGTAAAAGGAAAAGATGCTACAGAAGCAATTGCTGAATCTGAAGCTGAAGTCCTTCTGCCACTGCTCGACCAGAATGCAGTAGAGGCTATAGAGAATGGCAATGGGCCGTTTGTTATTGATGCCCTTGTTGATTCTATTATAGCAGGCATTGAGAGTGGCAAGATTAAGGACCCTAGAAGTGCTGCAAAAGAATTAGCTCCTTCAAGATTGGCAAGAATTATTGCGGAAATAAATCGTATCCGTGCTGGTTCTATGTTGGGTGGATTAACCACCATGACAATGGCCGCTGTGTCTAACCATTTCCACATGATTTGGGAGCCTGCACTTGAATATGCAAGCCGTCATAACTTTGGATTGACCAAGGCATCAAGGGCATCACAGGTTGAAGATAAGTTAGCCCGTGCTAGAGCATTAGCACAATACTCTGGCAACATGCAGTATTACTTGCAAGGATGGAAAGAAGCAATGCGGGCTGTAAAGCTTGGCGTTCATCTTACTGACCCTAACGTAACTCACATGGAATCTAATGCTAATGCTTTAGGCAATAAGTTTAAGTCTAAGAAACGTATTATCTATGAGAACATCACAGGTTATGCTCACACAATACTCATGGCATTGGACGAGCAGCACAAGTTCACACGCGCTCATTCTCTTGCATTTGCTGACGCGGTTGTTGAGGTTAAGAGATTAGAACTTAATGCAGCTAAAGAAGGAAAGGTTGCCTTTAAAGAGGGAAGTGCTGAAGCTGAAGTGTTCATACAAAAGCACATCGCCTCTATGTTTGATGAGCATGGTGCAGTAAAGCAGATTGATGAAACCAACACACCAGCAGGGAGAAAAGCAGCAGCTCAAGGTGAAGCGATTATGCGTGAGATACGCATGGAGACATTCACTGAAGAACTTGTTGGTGACGTAGGTCGGCTGGTAAATGGAATCGCTGGTTCTGGTGGTGGATTAGGAGCTTTAGTCCTGCCATTCAGACGCGCACCAGTTAACTCTATTTCCTATGCACTTCAGTACGCTCCTATACCTGAATCAATATTTGGTATTCCTGTAATGCGGTTTATATCTGCTAAACAAGATGCCATTCTTAAATCAGGAGACAAGGTACAGATAGCTAAACTCCGTATGCGTAAGAAAGTTGGAGCAATGGCTGGTGCTTATTTGTGGTTTAAATCTGACACAGGTGAATTAACAGGTGGTGGACCTAGTGACTACAAAGCACAGGCAGCTTGGATAGCCGCAGGTAACAAACCATACTCAGTTAAAATTGCTGGTGAGTGGGTTCCTTATGCAAAGATTGAACCTTTCTCAACTGTCATGGGTGTTATGGCAAATGCTCATTACATCTGGAAGATGGACCCAGAGAGATTTCAAGATGGAACTGCTCATGTTGTAGAGGCTGTTCAGGTTGCTTTAGTTCAAAGCATACTTAACAAAGCCTACTTCTCATCTATCAATGATTGGATGAAATTATTGGCAGGTGAAAATAATAAGCTCATCACCACTGGACACTCTGTAGTCACATCGTTTGTTCCTAACGCATTAAGCCAGATGAACTCTGACCCTAATGTGCGTGAGGCAACTGAGTTACTAGAGAAGGTGCAGCGTAAGATTGATGGCTGGTCCCAAGAGTTAGGTATGCAATATGACATTACCGGCCAGCCTAAGTTAAAACCCAATGACGGGTGGAACTTATTTAAGCAACCGAACGTCCGTGCTGATACTTCAAACATGGCTAAAACTGTTATGACAGAAATCTATGACTTGCGAGTTGTGCAAGATAAAGATGGTCTGTTGGGAGAACCCCCTAGAAACCTAAATGCAGGTAGAAAGGATTATCGTGAGGTTTATGATAGGAATGAAACTGAATCTGTTTACGCAAAGTACAACAGGTTTATCGGTGAAGAGGTCATAAGAGGAAAGACTCTTGAGGAAGCTCTCTACGATAAAATAAATTCTAATCAGTACCAGACTAAACCTAAATCACCTTACCTTGATGTTGACTCACCTCATATCAATATGTTGTCGGAGATTATTAAAAAATACAGAAAGAAAGCCAAGAAAAGGCTCCTTGATGAATCCGATGCGTTCAGAGAACTTTATGATGTTCTTGAAGATAAGAAGCGTGAAGTTAAACTTGCACGTTAACTAACCCCAACAAGCCCCTCAGTCGAGGGGTTTCTTTTATTTCCCCATATTTAAAACATAGAGAATTAACATGGCCTTATCCTTTGTGACATACACAGGTGATGGCAGCAACAAAGCATTCAACTTAACATTCACTTATCTGCAACAATCAGAAGTCGGTGTTAAAGTGAACAATGTTGCTGTTACATTTGCGTGGCTGACCTCCAGCAGTATTGAGACAACAGTCGCCCCTGCATCCGGTGCATTCGTAGAAGTGCGAAGAACCTCATCTAGAACAGCGCGTGTCGTTGATTTCCAAGATGGTGCATTACTTACTGAAGCTGCGCTAGATGCTGACAGTAATCAGCTATTCAATCTAGCACAAGAAGCATTTGATTCGTCAGATACTACAATCCAACTGGACTACAACAACACCTTTAATGCGGGTAGCAAACTCATTAAGAGTGTAGCTAATCCTGTAGATGCACAAGACGCTGTTACTAAATCCTGGGCCGAGTCTGGGATGACTTCTGAACTTGCTCTAGCAGACGCATCAAAGGCTGCTGCGCTAGTCTCCCAGAACGCTGCGAGTGCGAGTGCAACAGCTTCAGAAGCTTCTAAGGTTACCTCCACAGCACAGGCTGTTATCTCCACGACTAAGGCGAGTGAGTCTAGTGCGTCACAAGTAATCTCAACTGCACAGGCTGTAATTTCCACAGCTAAAGCAGTCATTGCCACAACTAAAGCTGCTGAAGCATTGGCTTCTCAAAGCGCAGCCAGTACAAGTGAGACTAATGCATCGACAAGTGAGACTAATGCAGCAGCAAGTTTAGATTCCTTCGATGACAGATTCCTTGGTGCAAAGAGTTCAGTCCCCACCGTTAACAATGATGGTGATGCACTTTTAGCAGGTTCGATGTATTGGAACACTCCATCATCACGTATGTATGGTTACACTGGTTCTGCTTGGGAAACACTAAAGCCCACTTCAGTTGAGCAAGGACACATCAATACTGTGTCTGGTATTCAAGCAAGTGTTACTGCGGTATCAAATGATGCCACCGACATTGGAGTTGTAGCAGGCAAGGCGACTCAGATTGGATTGTTAGGCACAGCTTCTGCTGTTGCTGACATGGTAATCCTTGGAACTTCTGATGTTGTATCCGATATGAATACGTTAGCTGCGTCCATAGCAGACGTTAGTAGCTTTGCTCAAAAGTATCGTATTAATTCAACTGCTCCTACCTCATCACTAGACTCTGGTGACTTATGGTGGAACACATCAAACAACGAGTTAAGAGCATACAGCACAGCCACATCATCGTGGGCAGCGACTGCTCCTACTTCAGCCAACCAAGCTGCTATTGATATTGTAGCTGGTGACATTGTTTACTCTGAAGATTTGGGTGCGATAACGGCTGCGGTTACCACAGGTTCTGGTAATTCAATCACGACTGTAGGCAACTCAATCACCTCTGTAAATACAGTGGCTGGTGCAATAGCTAATGTAAATTCAGTAGGCGGTTCAATAGCTAACGTCAACTCGGTAGCTGGTAATAACACCAACATCAACAGTGCAGTATCTAACGCAGCTAACATCAACAGTGCAGTAGCAAATGCTGCCAATATCAACTTAGCTGCTGGTTCAATAACCAACGTCAATTTAGTTGGTGGTTCTGTAGCGAATGTAAATACAGTTGCTGGTGCTATAGCTGATGTGAACAGGTACGCTGATGAATACACGATAGCTTCATCTGCCCCTGCTTCTGCAAGTTCTGGTGACTTGTGGTACGACTCAACTGCTAACA